AACCAAGACCAGACCTTTGAGTTTATTGCGCTTGAGACTGGTAACGTGTCTCTCCCTGCTAACAGTATGTCGGAAGAGGAGACGCTGACAGCTAGGGGGATAACTCCTAATACACCAGTGACACCAAGTGTTTCTTTTGTAGAAGACAACAAGCTATCCTCAGAAGTATTCGCCACTGGTTCAGTAATCCTTCCACACAACAGCATGTCTGAGGAAGAAAGTTTCTACGCTGGTGAGCTTGCTACAGGTTCTGTGGAGCTACCCGCTAACAGCATGTCTGAGGAAGAAACTCTATCTACCAGAGATTTAGATACTGGTGTTGTAGTAGTAGATATTCCTGACTTCATAGAAGACAACAAACTTAGTGGCGACAACATAACTACCCTCGCACCAGTAGTAGACACAGCCCTCACTTATGGTGACCACTTGTTCTACATGGAAGAGCTAGTCGGTCAATCAATCGTACTAGGCATTCCCTTCTGGAACCCCAACTTTGCCCGCGTGATAAACGTGAACAATAGACGTATCGGCACTAGGACTGGGGTTGCAAACAGTAACTCAGCTAAATTCAACAGTAACAACAATGCTAAGGTAGGCTAATGGCTTTTCGGATCAAAACAAACGACACTGGGCCTGTGCTGTCCGTAACCTTAACAGATGCTAACGGCAATGGTATCGGACTTGCTGGTGCCTCTGCCCGTTTTCACATGAAGGCTTTTGGCGCAACCTCCCTTAAGATCGACGCACCTGCTACAATCACAGACGATGTGAATGGTGTCGTTCAGTACGACTGGGTAGCTGGTGACACAGACACAGCTGGTACCTACTACGGGGAGATCGAAGTCCTTTACGGGGATGCGACAGTAGAGACCTTCCCTAACAATGGTTACTTTACAATTATTATCAAGGAGGACTTAGACTGATGGACAAGTTCACAAAGAACCTTGAGGGCCAAATCCTCAAAACTGATGAAGAACAACGCATGGTCTATGGCTGGGCCTCAGTAGTAACCGAAAAGGGTGAACCTGTAGTAGACCGCCAAGGTGATGTAATTGAACCTGACACGTTAGTACGTGCCGTAAACAAGTTTATGGAACATGTCCGTGTAGGTAAAGAAATGCATACAGGGGAGCAAATCGGGGCTGTAATACACTCGATGCCGATCACTAAAGAGATTGGTGAATCCCTTGGCATACAGAGTGACCGTGAAGGTTGGATCGTCGCGTTTAAGGTATATAACGATGACGTTTGGGCCAAGGTCAAATCTGGTGAACTAGCTGCCTTTAGCATTGGTGGCAGAGCAGTAAAGGAAGACTATAATGGCTAACCTTTTGAAACAGCTTGAACTGGACGAACTGTCTTTGGTGGATCGTCCTGCCAATGCTCAGGCAATGGTGTCCCTCTTCAAGCGCGACAACCTTAACGGAGAAGAAATGACCGAAGAAACAGAAAAGTCTTACGAGACTGACAAGATGGAATGTGAGACTTGCACAGCCGATAAGGTATGCGCCGATTGCACTCCAGATATGGAAAAAGCTGACGAGGCAGAAGCTGTAGAAGAGATCAACCCTCTCGCAGAAGAAGTAGAACGCTTGAAGGCAGACAACGAAGGGTTGCGTAAAGCACTCATCGAAGGTGGTTATGTAATTAGTGCTGATAGCATTGAGAAGAAAGCCCCAGCTGAGTTCGTCGAGTATGACGGCGAGAGCATTAACAAAGCAGACATTCCTGCTGTAATCTTGAAGGCTCTTGAAGCTGCTGAGATTGCTAAAGCAGACGCAGAGTTGACCAAAAAAGCGGAAGCAGCCCTTCCTAACTTTAATGTCGAAACTGCTAAACAACTTGTTAAGTCTTTCGAGACTAACGAAGAGGTCATGGGCGTACTAAAGGCAGCCGATATTGCTTTCGGTGCAACAATGGAAGAAGTAGGCAAGTCTGATGTTGACGGTGAGTTCACTACCGCAGCTGACAAACTTGATGCACTTGTAAAGTCCTATCTGGACACCAACACACTGAAAAAGAGCGACTACGCTAAAGCATATGCTGCCGTAGCAAAGACCGATGAAGGTAAAGCTCTAATCACTAAATCCTACAAAGGGGAATAACAATGGCTGTAATGCAATCACGCGACAACCGCACTTTCGTAGCTGGGGAAGACCTCTCCGCTGCACAATTCAAATTCGTAACACTAGAAGCAGACGGTAAAGTCGATCTTGCAGACGCAGCTGGCGAGAACGCTATCGGTGTTTGTCTGGTAGGCGCAGCTGCTGATGCTGCTGTTACTGTCTGTGTATCTGGCTCCGTAATGGTAGAAGCTGGTGGCACAATCGCTGCTGGTGATCCAATCCAAGCTGGTGCCGATGGTACTGCTTTGACTGCACTCGCTGGTGATGGCGTACTAGGCTATGCTCGTGAAGCTGGCGTAGATGGTCAAATCATCGAAATCGAAATGATCTAAG